TCCGCCGTCTCGCCTGGGCAATGGGTAAATCAATGCCCGCAGCGGTAGACATCATGGTTAAACTCATGCCGTCTATCGTCAATTCGTCAAAAGTCTGTCTGTTATGCAAAGACAAGCAATCCTGCCATGCTTGCATTTTTAGCAAGCAGTCAGACCCGCAAGAATTAGCCGTTTTAGAAGCGGTTATCTAACATGGCCTTGCATTATCAGGTAACAGCGGACTTTAGCTTTTCAGGCTGCCGCCCCTCATTAGCCGGCCTGTCCCTTCATTCCACAAAGGCGGCCTGTAACCAGTGGCCTGTCCCCGGCTCTCTGGTCAGGTTTGCCAGCAATGCGCGCACATTTCCCACGCTAAAGCTTGCTCATTCCTACATCAGCTACATCATGGGGCGTTATTCGCAATGCCCCGTCCCCTTTCCCGTATTGGACAAAGGGCAGCAAGAATTATTTTAAGGAGTTATCACCATGAACTACTTCACCCATTGCCAATCAGTAGAAGAAGCAAAAAAAATCTATAGGGCGCTGCTCATGCAGCACCACCCCGACCACGCCGGGCAGGAAGGGGAAGCCGCCACCAAAGAAATCATAAAACAGTTTAACTATTTCTTAAACAGTTTTATGTCTCATTCTTTCAATTCTTATTATGAAGATAAGGAATGGAAGCCCGCCCCCGGCGCGGAAACGCCTTTTCAGGAAATCTTACAAAAAATCATAAACCTTGATTGCGAAATAGAAATCATAGGCTACTGGATTTACTGCTTCAATTCAAAAGAAGTAAAAGACCAGCTAAAAGAACTCGGCTTCTGGTTTTCAGGCAAACATAAAGCCTGGATTTATTCAGGCAAACCAAAAAGGAACATTAAAAGCAAAGAAACGCTGGACGAAATCAGAGCCAGAAAAGGCAGCCAAAAAATTGAAAAAGAGGAGAAGGAAAAAGAAAAATACCCGCTTAAAGTAGCAAGTTAATTTCACCGCCCCCGGCCTTAGTTGCCGGGGTATTTTTACTCTAAGGAGCGAATAAAATGACAGAGCAAGAAAAAACCAAACTGCAAGATTTTTTTGACGGCCATATCCACTTCATGCGTTTAGAACATGACCCCTTATCAAATGAGTTTGACATGAAACCAATGAAAGGAGCAAAAGAAGCGCTAATAAAACATTTTGCAGAAGAACAAAAAGAATGTTCAGGGGAAAATTTACACCCTTAGAAAATCTACCCCCGGCTTGCGCCGGGGAATTTTTACTTTACAGGAGTATTCCGATGAAAACAACATTTACCATTTCCAAAGAACTGGAAGCCATAATCCCCTTGTTTCAATTTCTGGCGACAATGGAAGCGCCGGACGAACACGCCGAAGCGTTAAAGCGCCTTGAAATGCAACTATTGAAATGTCCGAAAATCGGCGAAACAGCAAAGATGAAAGAACACCCCGCAATCTTTCATTATTTCTATGGAGGTTCTGATTTTTATATCTGCGAACATGACCCGCAAGACGGCCTCATGTTTGGCTATGGTATCATCGGCGGCGATCTGCACAATTCGGAATGGGGCTATTTCAGCGTATTGGAATTTGCAAAATCCAAACATCTGAATATCGACTATCATTTTGAAGAACAGAGCATTGAAGCGGCTTTATATACCGCATACCCGAAACATTTCAAAAAGCCGCAATCTCTCATGTAAATTTTTCCCCGGCCTTAGTCGCCGGGGTATTTTTCGACAAGGAGTATTTATGTTTTTACAAGTTTACCAAGGCCGGCAATACGGCTATTCTTACGAGGTAGAAACAGGCCACTATTTATTATTCAGCAATGATTATAAGTCCCATATGTATTTACAAGGCGATGACGCACGGATTTTTCGTGAGGAGATGGAACTTATCGACAATCTGCCGCAGCCCCAATGCAATGACGGACAGATAACGGAAAACATCATCGGCCTTTATGTGTAAAAATAAGCCGCCCCGCTCCCCATCGGGGCAGCTACCGTAATGAAGAAATCCAACACTGACATCGGCAAGAGATAACCGCAGTACCGTTGTATTTTTCAAAGAACCGAAAACACCGATGATTTTTCGCTACTTCGTTTTGAGAATTAAAATATTCCCTTTAGGCCGGGTTACCAGAAACCCGTCCCGCTTGCGAAACCTCAAAAACAATTCGCCGTATTCAAGGCTTTCCGTAGTGCCGTCAAACTTTTTAAGCTCAATGCCCTTGCGGTTGCCGTGCTGTATCCTTTTGGGGTTCATGAAAATAGCGAAAGGCTGGTCAGCTTTTATGTCCCCGATCTGCGGAAGGATTGAAACTTCATGATAAGGATACAAGTCCAGCCGCCCCGGCATGGCCTCCGTTGGTCGCCGCCAAATCGGGCGGCCTGTCGTATCCTCGATATTGGCAATGTGGTTTAACACCGTTTCATTAAGAAACCAGACGCAATCTTTTCTCTCCTCGGCGGGGATTTTATACACCGAATCTCTAAAATCCTTCCAAGTCAGATCGTTGATGGAGTTCCCTTGAATGGCAACCTTGACAGTGCCGTCAACCGCCATAGCCCCGGTGAAAGGGTCATCACCAGCTAAGAGGCATTGCCTGTCAAACTCCTGCCCGTAGACTTCTAAAAACTCGTCAACAAACATAGCGCCCAGGTCGATGAAAACATCTTCCTCGAATTCGTCAAACCACGGAATGTAACCGGCCAGAGTGTATGCTTTCAGTTCGACACGCTCCGCGCCCTTCGGTTTGGAAGCCTTAATCTGCTGCCCGTAGGCGGTCAGCCAGTGAAGCTCAACGCCGCCCCTGTCTCTGGTCGGCAAAAAGATAGAAGGCCCCATCATAGGCCGATGGCGAACCAAATTCATCATCACCGATTTTTTTGCTGCGTCTTGCATTATCTCTGTCTCGTAAATCGGGTTGATTAAAAACTGGTCGTTAGTCGCCATGTTCCCCATCGGTTCGCCTAATGGGGCTTTAACCACCTGCCAGCCCTTTTCGCCCCATGCTACATCTTTGGGGTTCGTCCAGTTATCCGCTTTCAAGTTAGGCGAAAAAGCCAAGTCCGCCAGCGTTTTATGGTTTCCGCTCCACGCCGCCGCAATCCCTTTGCCCAGGTTATACAGCAATTCCCGCTTTGATAGTTCCTTCGGGTACTTCGCCTGCGTTTTAAGTTCCTCCCGCAAGCTCTTGACAGTTCCTTCCAGCGCCGCAATCTGCGTAGACTGGTTAGAGGTAACTGTCTCCAAAGTTTTCGCCATTTCTTCAAGAAGTATTTCCTTGTCTTTAAAATACTCCGCCGCCTTTGCCGGATCAGAAAAACCGCTGTTTTCGATTTTCTTCATTTCGGCAAGTTTCTGTTTGATCGCCGTCAACAGTTCGTCCATACGCTTTACTCCTGTAAATTATTAATGATGTTTCCCCAAAATGAAGGAAAACCAAAATCCTGTTTTGTTTCCTTTTTCGCCTTTTCAATACTTTTAGCCAAAGCCCACGGATTAGCCGGAACATTGCAAATGCTGAATTCCAGCAATTCTTGTTTGCGGAAAATAAGCGATGTGCCATCCTTGCTGTCCTCTTTTAACGGAATTTCAATCTCCATCACACGGAAGCCAACCGACCCCGCCCTGATAACCCCCGCCTTCACACGCTGCCCGATAGACCAGCCAAAGGGGTCATAGTTCTTATCGTTGAAGTACACCAGCCCATGAAGCCCTTTGTCATCAATCGTAAGCTCTTCCATTTTGCCGATAGCCGGAATGTCGTACCTATGCGCCCACTCGATGACAGGGTTTTCCATGTACCGCTTGAAGTCCCACCCCGCCGGATCTATCCTCTCCCCGAAACGGTCAAGGTCAAATGTGCTAAGTGTCCAGGGTTGCCCTTGTCCCGCTTCCACATCGGCGGTCAGAAGAAATGGAACGGAAGTAATCAACTCCACGTCACCCGCCAGCTTTTGAATACCCGCCGCTTCCTTTTTCATTCCCAAATAGCCAAGCAAAGCTAAACCATTAGCCGCCAGCAGTTCCCCGCTTTTCGTCCTTACAATCATTTCTTTAATCTCCTGTTTATCTCAATTTGCGTCCTTGCCCATTCAGGCAGGCTTTTCATCAATTCCCTGTTTACATGGAAACACAAATGATTTTTGTTAATAATATCAAGGCACAAAGCTACCTTGATTAAATCTTCTCTTGAATGGACATGAAAAATCTTCATCAGTTCTTTTAAGTGGTAATGGACGGTATATTCGCTAATCTGCAATTCACTCTGCATTTTTTCTTTTGTGTAACCGTTAAACAGCATAAGCAGAATTTCCTTTTGCCTTTTTTCCACTTTTAATTTGCATTTTGGAAATTCATCAATTCCGTCAATTACATCTTTAATTGCAGGGGCATAATAGTCATCGCCGTCAAGAATATGTTTTAAACCGTTATTAAATTCTTCCAAGCCGTCCAGAAAATTGACATACGATCCCGCGCCGTGAAAAATAAACCAGACCGCCAGCTCATTGGGAAATTCTTCCATGCTTGCAACCGATATATATTTTTTTGGAAATGTTTCATGAAGCACACCTACCATGTACGGAGTGCCAATGCTGTAAAAATTGCTGTCCATGAAAATAAGGCGGGGATTTAATTCCCTTATAAGCTGATTAAGCCCGTCTTTGTCCTTGTCAGTTACATGGACATTTTTATATCCCGCCTGTTCCATAAGGGACTTGTACCAGGGGAGTAAATTAGTATGCCGGCTTACAAACAATACATCGGTTCTCATGATGTACCCTCACGATCACCGTCATCATAGTTTTTACTGTTAACCGCAACCAAATGTTTCGGCCTGAACCAAACATCGCCCCAGGGCTTAGGCTCTTTACCACGTTCCCGCAGTACATCATTTATCGTTTTAATTCCGGCGTTAATCTCCGCAATATCTCTTTTACTCTGTGCGTCCTCATTTTCTTGTAGTTCCGGTATATCCCACAAATCAAAGCGACCGTTTTCCTTTAAGCCGAAACGCATAAAAAACTGGCTTTCAAGTATTTGCTCAAACTGCCGCAAAAGAGGAATGAGGGTATATTGCCAAAATGCCGAGTGCTGCTCTTTGGTGTCCTTGCCGCTAAGTGCAGATGACCTGTCAGAAATGTTTGCAACACGAGGGGGAATACCAAACTTCGCAAGAATGGTATACAGGTTCCATCGTTTTAATTCAAACAGTTTTATAACATCGGGATTAAATGAAAGAGCCTCAAAACTGGTTCCCTTGCCAAGCACGGCAATTTTGCGCCCCGCTTTTACCTGCCCGTATTTGCTTTCCCACCGCCGCTCTATTGCATCAGCTTCTTCCGGCCTAAGTGTCTGGTCGGTTTTCAGTAAACCTTGCGGAATTGCATTATTTTTTAGCAGTGTAGAATTTGCTTTATTAGCGTAGTAGTCTTGTTCAAGTTCAAGAGCTAAAGAGACAAGAGGATTAACGCCCCGCAGCGGGTTCCACGGGTTCCAATCCTTAAAGTGGATTAGCTCGTCAGAAAAGATAGGTACTAATTCAGTTCCGGCATGGTAGAACCAGCGCCGTTTTTTGTCAAAAAAATTTCTTTGCACATCCAACCCCTCTCCCTCAAGTTGGAGTTTCCGGGGATTAAGAATGTACAGGTCTTTAGGCAGCCCGCCGCTATAGTCCGGCCCGAACCACCAGAACGCTTCGCCCTCTATAAGCCACCATGCAAAACTCTCTTTCCATAAATCGTAGCGGCTTAATTGAGAATTGGGACGATGAAATAATTCATAGAGTGGACCATTATGTAACTCAACCCCGTCTCTTTCGAGAATAAAATCCGCCCGGGCCAAATTGCGGATTAAAATATTGACCGCAATATTGATCCAGGCGTTGCAAAGATAATTGTCGTTGAAGGGGTCTTTATATATATTAGTAAAGTTATTGTCAGCAGTCAAGAAATTTTTAAAACTATTTTTTGTCTGTATATCGCCTTCTGTAAGATGTCGCTCTTGGCGTGTATTGTGTCTCTGTTTGTTTGAAAATAATAACTTAAAGGGGTTTATAATAGTATTACCCCCTGTTGCACATCAGAAAACACCGCATAACGTAAAGCGTCAAGAAAATGGTCATTTACTTTGACAATCTGTCCGGCTTCATCCCTGCAATAGTCCCAAATCTCCGAAAGCACCCCGGTACACTTTTCGCATATAAAAAACTGTCCCCGCTCAATTTTGGCGTTGATATAATCAATCCCGCTGTCAACAGAATTATTTGCCTTAGTCCCGCCTGTTATTTCCTGTATGCGCTCCCCACCGGCAGGGTCACAGTAAACCGGAAGCCCCATGTCGTCAGGGCAGGCAAGCAAGCCCCTTGCTCCCAATTCCTCATTGAAACTTTGGGTAGTCATGTTAAACGCCCCATAATCACCGAGGACATATATCACATCATCGAGCCATGCAATTTTTACGAAAGTAATATTAAGCCCGAAATCTTGCCCCGCAGCGTATCTGTCAAAGCGTTCAGGAAGGTCAGCAATCTTGACAATCATCGTTTCGTCAAACTTGTCATAGATTACACCCTCAGCCTTAACCCACAGCCCATCACGGAACCGGGCTTTTTGCTTTTCAGGCAGAACGTCCAGAATGTCAGCAATGTAATCTTCCGGCAGATTGTCCCGATTGTCTTCCGGATTAAGCAGCATGGATTGATATAGCTCTGCTTTCTCTAACGGTTCGCCAGTTAGGAAAGTCCGCTTTAAGACAAAGATTTTATAAGCCCAATGTAAGGGGCTACCCGGATTGCAGTCGTAAAAAAACAGGTTCCGGCAGCCATCAACACGCATAGCAAGCCGAGAATAGGCAGTTGTAACCGCCGCATAAGTAAGCTGCGATATTTCGTTAAAGTAAATCGTGTTGTATTCATGTCCGAGTATCCTGTCCGCTTGCTCTTTATCGCCAAGACCGCCAATCCATATTTCCGAGC